AGAAGAAGAACCAGAAGAAGAACCAGAAGAAGAAACTCCTGAAGAAGAACCTGAAGAAGAACCTGAAGAAGAACCAGAAGAAGAAACTCCTGAAGAAGAACCAGAAGAAGAAACTCCTGCTGAAGAAGAAACTCCAAAATATGAAGCCAATCTAAAGTACAAGGCCATGAAAGAAGAGTATGATCTTCCAGATTACCTTGCTGCTGTTATTGACTCTCCAGAAAAAGAAGAAGAAATTAAAAAGATTTACTCAAAAGCTATGGGTATGGATCACTTCGCTGCCAAGAATGAACACATGAGAAAGCAGCTAGATGATGTTGCTCCAGTTATGCAGGATGTTCAGCACTTTAATAAAATGTTAGATGATAAAAATTACCACGCTGCTTTCAAATTAGCAGGTGTTGATGATGATTCTATTTTAAAGCTTGCAGGTAACATTCTTGAAATTAGAGATTTGACACCAGAACAGCAAACTGCTTATAATAATAACATTCAGTCTAACCAGAGACTACATCAATTGGAAGCCGATAACCAACGACTCCAACAACAATTTACAAATTCACAGGAAAGTAAACAGCTCCAAGAGTTGGATACTCAAATAGTAAGCGGAGATACGGCCAATATTTCTACGAACTATGACCAGAGAATGGGTAAAGCAGGTGCTTTTAGAGAGGCAGTAATTAATAATGCTGCAATGATTGAGTTCCAAACAAAAGATAATCCTAATGGGCCTACTATCTTGACACCCCAAGAAGCTGTAGCAAGTTTTATCAAAGCGTCTGGGATCACTCCTCAACAAGTCACTGAGCAAGTTGGTGATGCAGGTCAACCTAAACAAACTGTCGTAAAACCAACGGTAATAGTTAAGAAAGATAAACCTACCATCCCAAGAATTAAATCAGGAAATAAAAATCCTGTTAAAAAGAAGGTAAAAACTTTGGCAGACTTGCAAAAGCTTGCTGATGGTTTAGATGACTATTAATTATTAACGGAGGACTACAATGTCAACTACAAGATCGTTTCAGGATATGCTTAATGAATATCTTCCTAACTCTCTTCTAAGAGAAGAGCTAATTAAAAGAGATTACATTCTTTCAAATGTAAAAAAAGACAACAAGTGGAAAGGTGGAAAAATACCTGTTCCTTTCAAAGCATCTGGTGCTTCAAGTGTTAAGCTTGGTGGACTAACTGCAGGTAACGACATCGCTGAGTCTAAGTTTGTTCGTGGATCAATCGATGAGTACAAGGAAGTTTGGGGATCAATGATCTTTCACCACAGAGATATCCTAGATCACTCAGGTAGAATTAAAGAAGATTCTTTCATTAGAACACTTCCAGATACTATCGAAGATTTTTCTGAGTACATGAAGACAGTAATGTCTGTTCAACTTGGTACTGGGCCATCATTTGCTAAAGCAATGGTTAACCCAACTGCAGGTGGAGTTGTTAAAGTAGATAGAATCGATAGATTCATGCTTGATCAAAAAGTTATCATCGAAGATGATGATTCAGCACCATTAGCACTATACGTTATTGCTATTAACCTTAACGCTGATACTGTTACTTTCTCTGCTACAAGAGCAGGTGGTGCAGCTGACCTTACTGCTTACACAGTAGCTCAGAACGCAAAATTCTTCCATGATGGTGGAGAAGATACTTCTAATCAATTCACTTCATTGAGATCTGCTCTTCTTCCTGCTGCGAACGGTGGTTCTGCTACTCTTCACGGTAAGTCGAAGCTTCTATACCCATTCTTACAAGCAATTGCTGTTGATGGTTCATCAATCACTGCTTCTAACATCGTTCAAAAAATCTTTGAAGCGTATGTTGTTGTAAGAGTAAAAGCTAGAGGAAACGCTGATACTGTACTTATGTCATTTGAGAACCTTGGTTCTGCAATGCAAGTTATCGAGTATGGGCCTACAGGTTCAAATGGTAAATCACCATTCAAAGTTTCAGAAGGATCTTCTAAAGCTTCTATGTATGGTTGGGATGAGATTGAAATCCTACAAATGGGTTCTCGTAAGAGACTTAAGTTTGTTGGGATCCAAGAATGGGACAACGACACAATCGTATTCCTTGATTGGTCAGCAATCTGTTTCAGATCAAACGGATTTATCCAAAAAAGAACTGCACCAGATGGTAAGCAATACTACGAGACAAGAACAACTGCAGGTTTTGCATACATTCTTGACTCATTCTGTTTTGGAGAGCTTGAAGTTAAAGCACCAAACAGATGTGGAATCATTTACGGAATCGCATACTAATATAATTGGGGGGCTTAGGCCCTCCTTTTTACTTTGAGGTTCTGATGTCAGAAGCAAATGGAAAAGAATTATATAAAACTCAATCCCTTGAACACGTTAAACAATTTGTTGAGCTAGATGGGCAGGGACGATCATTCAAGGTTTACACTTGTGGGCTTCAAACTCCAGTTGGTGGCCCTTGCAGCGTTACTATCTACGGATATATTAACGTAAACTCTACGGCCATTGATGGCCGAGTTGAAACTCAAGGTGTATGGACTCAAATACATCAAGACAAAATAGACTTATTACTAGTATAAGGATTCATAATGCATTTTGAAAAGAACAGATTCGAGATATGGAATCCGCTACAACACCCATATAAGCACACTTTAAGTGACTTTGCTTACTCTCACAATGCTGTTCCTTGGGTTACGACTTTAGAAGGTGTAATTAATGCTATTTTAGCAGTTAATTACCCTAACACTGAAGCTTCTGTAGCCACTCCTGCTGACCTACCTACAGGTATCGACACTCCAAATATGGGAGATGTTGTACCAACTTTACTGGATTACCGAGTCGTAATTGACGATGGTGATGGAAAAGGTTCTGGGTACCGATGGGAGCATAGAGAAGGTGAGGCAGCTCCTTCATGGCATAAAATTTATGACATGGATTGGGGTGAAGAAACGATTGTATCGAACTTCCTAACTAAAACCCAAGATACTTATGTATCAAAGCAGGGCCAAGATGAAATTGATAAAGATGGTAATGTCGTTGTTGGTGATCTTTCTGGCCAATTTATTTATGGTGGGGCTTCTGCCAACACACATCTCACCCTCTATGCTAATAGCGGAGATGGGGTTGGGCCTAATACTGGTTTCGTACAAATTGGTGATCAGCTAAGACCTCTAACTACAGATGTTTTTGACATAGGTACAGTTGCTAAGAAGTTCAAAGATCTCCACCTTTCAGATAATGCTTATCTTAAGAATATCTCAATAGTAGGGGATGTCCTTACTTCAGATACAGGGGCTTTCAATTTTGGATCAGATACAATTGATACTACTGGCAAAATTACTGGTGGTATTTTACAGTCTAATTCTTTTGCTGAATTAGCCCAGATTGCAACTCCTGCCAATGCCCAAGCAGGTCATGATAGATTATATTTCAAAAACGATGACAAACTTTATAAATTAGATGCCGCAGGTATAGAAAAACTTGTTGGCCTAGAGTTTACATCTTCAAATGATAATAGATTGCTAAGATCTGATGGAGCTACAGGTGAGAAAATACAAGAAAGCGGAATCACGGTTACTGACTCAGATGAAGTCTCAGGGGTTACTAGCCTATCAGTTGACAATATTCTTGTTGACGGTAGCACCATATCAACCACAGCATCGGATGTTTCTTTACAGTTAACTCCAAATGGTACAGGAACTGTTATAGTTCCGAGCATAAAGTTAACAACTTTCTTACAAGATTCATTATATGTTCCTTCAGTAGCAGGTGATCTTGTTGCTAGAAACGTAAAAATAAATTCAGCAAACGAAGTGACAGGAGTTTCAAAACTGACTGTCGATACTTTAGTACTGGATGCTAACGAGATTACTTCAACAGCAGCAGGAACTGATCTTAAGATCACACCTCTGGGTGGTGGAAGACTTGTTACAAAAACAATAGTTCCTGATCTTCACGATTCAAAAGATTTGGGAGCAGTTGGTACTAGATTTAGAAACCTTTATTTTAATGGAAATTTAAACGATGGTACTGATGATTTCCCAATAACTGAGTTGATGAAACTTCGTGAAGCCTCTATAGGAGCTGCTACAGGTGATACTCTTTTCTACAACGCTGCAACAAGCAAGTGGGAAGCTAGCCATCCAGATAGTGAAATTGATCATGGAGCCATTGCAGGTTTAGCTGATGATGACCATATTCAATATGCTCTTCTTGCAGGTAGATCTGGAGGCCAAACTCTGATCGGATCAGATACAGCAGCAGAAAATTTAACTCTGGAATCGACATCTAATGCTTCGAAAGGGTTAGTATTAGTATCCGACCATTTCGCCCCAGTATCAGATAGTGGGTCAGATTTAGGTACAGCATTAAAAAGATTTAAAGACATAAGAATGTCAGGTGAATTAAAAGGTGGTCGCCTTGAGAACTTCACAACTGGAACTTTACCACCATCTTCAGCAGCCAATATAGGTAGGGCAGTTTGGAATACAACTACTAAGCAAATAATGGTTGATGACGGAGTTGCTTGGCAGAGTGAAGGTGTTAACAGATTTGTTGGCGATATATCTTTTGACGGAATTGTTCTAACAAAAGATGTTTTAGTTTCTTCGAGTGTAGTAGATGCTAGAAACGCAATTGTTCAATTGTTGAATAACAATAATGACTTTGATAGAATTTATTGCACCATCAAAGCAATCTCAGCGACAACCATTCGCATAGAAACAAATACACCATTAACGGCAGGATCATACAGACTAATAGTCATTGAGTAGGGGAATATATGGAAGTTTATAGTGATTTAATATCAGCAGGTTTAGAAAAACTTGCTACACACCCTACAGGTACTGGGGTATTTGAAAGTAGAATTTATTTCAATACTACTGCGAAAATGCCTTACTACTATAATGGTACAAAATGGGAAGTGTTTACATCGATCTTTAACAAGGTGGATGCAGTAGTTAACCCATTAGTAACTAACGATTCATCGGAAGGTTATGAAGTAGGTTCGATTTTCTTAAATACAGTTTCAAAAACAATCTTCATGTGTATTGACGATACAGTCGGTGCAGCAGTATGGAGACCTTTAGAAACAGAAAAAAATAATTATTCAGCACTTATCGCTCCAGTAGTAACTGATGATTCATCAGCAGGATACTCGGTAGGGTCTAAATGGGTAGTTCCTTTAGATGGTGTAATCTTCTTCTGTGTTGATGCAACAGTTGGTGCAGCAGTATGGTCGCAAGGTGGTGGTGGTTCAGGATCTCTGGACTTCTTCTTAACTGAAGACTTTGAGACAACTAAAGCTGCTGATCTATCAGTTACTGGTACGATTACAGTTGAAGATGAAGAAGCAACTCCAATCGATGGTAAAAGATCGATTAAAATAACTCAAGTAGCAGGGTCTGATGGGGCCATTGTTAAGCTTCCATTAATACCGATTGGTAGAAATGAGAAAGCTTCTGATGTTGGATTCAAGGGTAGATTTACTTACTCTGGTGATAACTCAGACATAGATCTAGTAATCTATGATGAGACTCTGGCAAAAGTTGTTAACAGAATTGAATTACCAAAGAAAGTAGATGTTACTACTTTTGAAATTCTTGGAGTAACGAAAGATAATACTGATGATCTATCGGTGTATGTTGAAGTTATGACAGAGAATATTGGGGCAGTTCTTGAGCTTGTAAATATTGAAGGCCGAATTAATCCTTTACCTACTATTAAAAATGTAGAAATAAATACGTTTACCGCAAGAATATCAAGTGGGGGAAGTGTTATTTCTCAAGACTCTGACTTTATAGACTATATAACAGGCTCAGCAGGTGACTTGCATGTGTATTTCAAGAGTGGGACATTTACAGTACCTCCCTCGGTACAGGTTTCTCAGTTAGCAAACGAAAGAGTATCAGAGTTCTATCAGTCGTCATCGGCAAACTATGTAAGACTTAGGCAATTTAGAACAGATACTGGTGTATTTGGTACTGGTATAACAGAATACTCAATTACCCTTACTAAGCAAGGTGTGGATTTTGTAGCACCAAGTATTAGTAAAGTTGTTAAGGGTCAGACAAGCGAAGAGGATATAGTAGTAGAGTGTGCAGGTAATGCAGAAGAGTCAATAACTCAACAAGTAACCGACATTCCGTTTGTAGCTACCGTAGATAGCATTGGTGCATGGAATGGAACACAGTTTACAGCGCCCGATTCGGGGATATACGTTATAGGGGGGATGGTTACAGCAAGTTCTGTTGCAAGTGCTAACGTAGAACTATATGTGAATGGTGTAAAGAAAGTAGAGTCTAGTCGTGACCTATCGCAAGATCAATATCCTTTTAATTATAATTTAGGCCTCAAGCAAAACGATGTATTAAGTGTTAGACTAAACAGAAATGCAACACTGTTAAACATTGCAACAGCTCATCATTTATCTATCACCAAACAGGCGATTAACCCTATTTACTCAATCCCACAAGATACGATTGAGCCTACTGTTACGAAAATATTAAGTACCAACATTACTACGGATGGTGATGTGGCTGAACTACAGTTTAGTGATCTCGTCATAGGGCAAGAGTATGAGTTCTCTGGTGGTGTCTTTGCTAACTCGACATCTGGTGGTCATGTCGCACTTTACTTTAGATCAGGCGCATCGAACACAGGGACAATTTACGGAACCAAGTTTATACAGCATAATGACTCTAATTTTTTAACAACCAATAGCGGTATATCTTTCAAGTTTACTGCTGTATCAGAAAACGTATATCTATATTTAGACGCTACAGGAGGGTCAGGCACTTTGTTGGGGAATGGTTCAAGATCAGAAACTTTCCTGCAACTCACAAAGCGAAACAAAGACGGTGTAGTAACCAACGTAGCTAAGGTAAATCACAAAATCGGTGGTGTAGAATATGAAACTGGTGAATTGTGGGCAGGTCAGAAGATTTATGCTAGGTCTTATGAGGCTACAGGAGGTACAGGTGGTAGTTTAGTTTCTCTCGATACCGATATTAACAACTCAAATATTAAACCTATTGATAATTGGGTTACAAATGGTACAGAGTGGATCAAAAGTATTAGAACTGTATCTGGTTCAGACTATTGTTATGTGATCGTTAACCCAACAGGCTTACAGTGGCGAGAGGTTGGTAGCTATAACGATCTAAATTTCACAATTAGATACCTGAAACTGTAAGGAATAGCATGGAGTACATTTTATAATGAGCGAAATACTAAACGAGCTTAGGGCCATACGAGAAAAACAATCTGAAATCCAGATTGAGAGTATGGCCACAAAGTTGGAAATTCAGAACACAGTTCACAGTATCGATAAACGACTTGTGAAAATGGAAACTAACTGGAAAATGGCCATACCTTTAGTAGGTATGGTTTTTGGAATAGTTGGTTCTTTTATAAAAGCTAAAATATTTGGAATGAAGGGGTAATAATGAGATTTGCAGAAATAGAACTTTTAGGACTAGCCGATGTAATCGATACATTCGGACTAGAGTTTACATTAGGTGAAGTTGAAACGGATCCTTCATTATCAATGGATGAAAATTTCTATAACAGAATTGTTATGGATGGGAAGCCAGAATTTCATGAGATGATTGCTCTCAAGTTAAAAGAGGAAACAAGGCTTAAAGAAGTCCGTATGGAAGAACTAAGAGGTCTTTGTAAAGGTAAGCACCTTGAGGCTATCTATACTACTGGACTTGTTTACCACAAAGCTCCTGCACTATTCGAGTCGTATGTTACTTCTGATAATGAAGTAGAAGTACTTAAGCTCTTAGACATTGTAAATGCCAGAGAAGCTGAAGAGCTTGAAGCCAAGACAATTGCTCATGGTGAGAAAGTTGATAAGATCTGTAGAGAAACTCTAGGGTATATAACTGGACTAAATGCGTTAAAAGGTCTTACTGGTTTACAAATCGATGAGATTCAAGCAAACTTTTCAGAGGTGGAATCAGCACTTAGAAGTCAAAGACCTGCAAAAGCATTAGGTCTAATCTCTGCAATCACAGCAGATGGTACTTTAATCAAAGAAGAAGATAAAACAAAAATAGTTAACTTTTTAACTAAAAAGTTAACACCATAAGGGAGGCCACATGGCAAAAGTAGCAAAGAAAGTAACAAAAAAAGTAGCTAAGAAAGCAACAGCTAAGCCAGAATACGGAATTAAAGAGACTCAAGAGCTTCTTCAATTAGTTTTCGCTCTAGGAAAAACTTTTAAAGCAGCAAAACAAGATGATGGGAACATTGATATGTTAGACATCAAGCACCTTGTAGCTTTATTTCCAAGATTAACTCCTGCAATCGAAGGTGTAACTGAGGTTACTAACGAACTGAAAGATCTTTCAGAAGCAGAAGTTAAAACTCTTCTTACTTTCTCAGCAGCTCACCTTGGTGAACTAGCAGGTGAAAAAGAAGATCTTGCTGAAAAGATTGAAAAGGGACTTACGGCTGCACTAGCAATCGTTGAGTTTATCAAAGTACTTAAGTAATGATGCAATTCATAGCTATCATTAAAGACATTCTAGCAATTGGGAGACTTATTGAGTCTCTCGTTGCTATGTACGAAGCCTCTAAACTTAGAAAAGTTGAGAAGCATATTAAAGAAAAAGAAACGGCCAAGAGAGCTTTGAGTAAGAAGATTGAAGCCGAGGCAAAAAAGGAGAGTCCAGATGAAGAAGCTATCAAAGATTTACATCGTAGGATTACTCGCATTTCTGGTAAGCTGTAAGCCAGAATATAAAATACCTAATGTCACTTCATGTGCATTACTCAGTGAAACAGTTTTCTGTGTAGATACCGAAACACTAGAAGAATTTGAATTACCAATTAAAGAGGCAGTAGGCTTTGCTTGCTACCCTCAAGAAGATAACCTAAAACTTGAAGAGTTTGGGCACCAACTAATACTGGATAATATTAGATTCTCTACTTGTAAATCTAAGAAGTGCATTAGAGCTTTAGTTAGAGAGATAAATGCAAGGGACGCTAAATAATGGAAACACTATCATACGGATATAATAAGCCACAAAATGGTGACAAAGGGCAAGACCTCTTTGATAAGTTATCTGAAAATGTACAACTGGCTAATGATCACAACCATAATGGTGTAAATTCAGCACCTATTAATACAAGTGCAATTGCTAAGATTACTCAAGATATCTTAGCTGCTTCATGGGCAACTCCTGTGGAGGGTCTCTACAGTCAATTAGTTTCAATGGCAGGTGGTCTACAGTTCGACACATCTACTATTACGATGAGGGAGACATCGACAGGGAAGTTGATGTCTCTTCCATATGAAAAGGTATCACCTACTTCTTTCAGGGTTTATTGTAATAATCCTACAAAGAACGTAACCGTAATTTATGCATAGGAGAGGATATGTTACAGACTTCACCTATTCAGTTTCAAGATTTTTCTGGTGGTATATCAGATAACTTCATTGATGCTCCAATAAATAAGTATAAAACAGCAGATAATTTCTTAATTACTGAGAATAGAAAATTATATACAAGATCAGGTCTAGGCCTTTTTAATATCGATTACGCTCAATTACCAGTAGGTAATCAGAGAGTGGGTAATCTTTTAGATATGGATGATGTTCTTCTGGCCCAATCAGGTAAGAAACTTTACTTTGATGAAGGGTCTTCATGGGGTCTAGTTGGTGATGTTTTAAAAGATATCACGATTAATAATTACATCTCCCACACGAACTATAATAAACAACTGTATGTGGCATCAGATAACTATTCTCCAATGAGTAAAGTTTATATTGATGATGTTGGCGACTATCAGGTTAGAACAGCAGGAATGCCACCTCTAGCGACTACTCCAACTCTTTCAGGAAATGCAGGAGCAGGAAGTTTTATATATGCATTTCATTACTTCTACGAATATGAAGTAGGTACAGTAACTCATATTGATGCAGGGCCAGTAGTCCAAGCCAATATACTTTTAGTTGATGAGCCATCAGTTAGTAATATTACTGTTAACTCAATACCAGTTTTCTCAAACGATGCAGACGAGCAGTACGATACTGCTAATATGTTCGTAAAAATTTATAGGACAGATACTGATGGGGAAGTTTTATATCTACTGGATACTGTCACAAATGGTACGACTTCTTATGTTGATTCTACTTCTGACGCAAATCTCTTAGCTTCAGGGCAGACTATCTATACTACTGGAGGGGTTTTAAATAATGATACTCCACCAAAGGCTAAGTCAATTCATATTGTGAATGGTGTAATGTGGTATGGTAATCTTCAAATAGGTACGGCAAAGCTCGAGAACAGACTGATCCAATCAGTAGTTAATGATCCTGACTCAGCTCCTGCTTCAAACTACATTGATCTGGACGATGAGATTGTTGGGATCTCTTCTTACATGGATAGGGCCTTAATCTTCTGTAGACATAGTGTTTATAGAATCGATGGGAACTATGATGAGTTTGGTTCTGGTGATCCACTAATTCAAAAAATTGCAGATACTATTGGGTGTGTTTCAGCAAACAGTATAATTCAAACACCTCAAGGGATCTTCTTCTCTTCAAATACAGGGTTTGCATTTACTGATGGCTTCAAGTGCTTCAATGTCTCAAATGATTTTAATGATAAGTACAGCACTCTAGTTGAGATTGAAAGTCAACGTAATCATATTTGTGGGGCCTTTGATAAGGTGAGCAATAGAGTATTTTTCTCAGTTCAAGAAAAAGACAGCAAAAACGGTGAGAATGACCGTATGTACGTCTGCGACCTTCGATGGGGTATCTCTGAGAATATGTCTTTTACTACTTTCAGTGGTACAGAACTAAACCCAACTGCTTTAATTTTCCACAATGGTGAGTTAATCCAAGGTGATTATAGAGGGTATGTCCTAGCTTACAGAGAGGAATACCTATCTGATGTAAGAATAGATACGACTCTCCCTGTGACTTCATGGGGAAATAATGCGATAAGGTATGACTATGAGTCTGCAGCCATTAAGCCATTTCAGGACACTAGATATTTCATGTCGAAAGTTCTTTTCTCAGCAAAGAACACATCAAACCTTTCAGTTCAGATCACTTCTAATACAGATATTGGTAACAGAATTAGAGAGATTAAACCAATTCGTTGGAGAGGTAATTTAGTATGGGGTGATCCTTTATTTTCTTGGGGCCAAGATGTATTTCAATGGGGTGTGCAAGGTTTTGTTGAGCATCAGAGATACTTTCATGGTGATGATTTACGAGGTACTTACAAACAAGTCCAACTTACAAATGCCGAAGTTCTTATTTTGGATGACGATGCTCTATCTACAGCTACTGTGGATCCAAGTGCTAAAACTGTCCTATTAGACGACCTTCAATATTCTTGGTTGGATGATATGCTCGGATACACAATATCTTTTGAGCATGATGGTTATGTTTCTGAATACGAAATCCTCTCTTACTCACAATCTACTTTAGTAGTATTAGATACCGCAGGGACTCTACCTACAGGGTCTGGAATAAAGTGGACAGTAAATGGGATTCCAAAAAATGAGATCCTTTCACTACTAAATATCACATTACTAGTAGCACCTTTAGGGAATACTCAAGACAGATTCACACCATCACAATTGGGAGGGAGTAACTAATGAAGTTATTCCTTAAGGAAGTACCCAATAGGTATGTCCAAGAGAATTTTAAGAAACTTCAAAAGGTTATTAATGCCCTTGAAGGAGGCAGTGGTGGTAATACAAAGATTATCAACAATAACACTGTCCAAAAAATACCACTCGATGGTTCCGAGCCAATCAGTGGTACCTTACTGCCAGATACAGCATCTACTCACGAAATAGGGTCAGATACTTTACCTCTAAAAAGTGTTTACTCTGATGAGGTTTATGTTGGTGGTAACTCTCTTTACGTTGATGGAAAAAAAGCCATTAGTGTAGATGGGGGAACTGGTAGATTAACTTACTCCAATGATACGAATGAAGATTTGGAAGTTAAGTCTAAAGGTACAGGAAAGCTTTACATCGATTCTGAAGGTGATATAGTTATAACTAGTCTAGGTACAGTTACTATAAATGGTAATGCCGTGGCTAACTATAATTTCAACAGAGACCTATTTGATATACCTACTCAAATAGTAAACGGAATCCAAATTGTCCTAACTCACATACCAATCACTAATACTGAGAGGGTAATCCTAAACGGCTTAGAGCTTACGGATGGTGCGAGTTATGATTATACAAGAGTAAACAATGTAATTACTTTTAATTCTGGGGTTCTTACTTCAGATGGATTAATAAAAGTAGATTATGCCTACAACTAATTCATAGGAGGAATTATGGCAAGAACACAACTTCGTGGTGGCGATCAGTTACTCAATTTTACGGTACTAAAAGAAGATCTAGTATTAGATTTCCTTGGAGCTGTAAATTGGGACATGACTAACGGTGCTGCTAACGCAACATTAACAGGATTAGCCGATGGTGTAAATCCAACAGATGCCGCTACTAAAGGTCAACTAGACGTAGCAATCAGTGGCATCCAAGGTATGAACTACAAAGGTGTATTTGATGCAACTATTCCAGATCCTGATCTAGATGCTATCGAAAACAAGAAAGGTGACTTCTACAAGGTATCTGTAGCAGGAACTTACTTAGGAATTGAACTAGCTGTTGGGGATATGATTATCCTTAACAAAGACGTTCCTGCAGCTACTACAATCACTGGTGCTGATTTAGACAAAATCGATAACACTGAGTCTGCTGACATCATCCGTATTTCGGATATCGTTGACAACTTAACTACTCAATCTGCGGTTTTACCTTTATCTGCAAACCAAGGTTATGTATTAGACCAAGCTCTTACACTATTAGAAGCTAAGGTAAAACTTAGAACTTATGGTGAGAACTTAACTGTTACTCATAATTCTCCAAACCTTCCTGCTTTAGCAAATGCTCCAGTAGCAGGAACAGAAAGAGTTTTCCTAAATGGTATGAGAGTTGAGCGTGGTTCTGGTAATGATTACACTATTTCAGGTGCAGTCATCACTATGGAATATAACCTTAAAACTAACGATAAGGTTTTAGTAGATTACGAAAGATAATTTCATAGGGGCTTAGGCCCCTATTTTTTGAGGTGCTATCATGGCAAGAACACAAGCTTCAGGAGCTGAAATTTTAGATGGGAGTGTGGCAGTCGTTGATCTGGCTGATGACATAGTTCCTTATGTGAGACAAAGATCAAAACCTTCAGATAGAATACTGACAGGTGAACACATAAATATTATGCAAAATAGGCAACATATTGTTGTGACAGAAATATTAGTCGAGGGTGAGATAACTCTTGATGGAACTTTGGGGATTTTATAATGGGTAAATTAACAGTAAGTGAACTGGGTGTAAAACCACTAGCTCCAAGTTCAGGAAATAGAAGCCTCTATCCAAAGGCTGATGGGTGGTATGACCTAGATGATCAAGGTATTGAAAGTAGCGTATCCATGAATAATGTTTACGGATCTGAGTATCTTGGGGAGAGTTCAGTAGGTGGAGATACTAATACTTTAAATACTTTTAAAACGTATTTAGGTCTAGCGTATCCTGCAGGATTGGCAACAATAGGTCATAAATACGAGATTGAATTTACAGCTCTAACTAGATGTTCAGTGGTTAGTAGAAACCATATTTGTAGGATTGCTCTGGATGGGAATACTCTAGAGACAGAAATAGCAATAGAGCATAAAGATTCGGGTGGTGATATTAGAGTACCTGTTGGATACAAGTACATTATCGATGGCTCCCAACTAATACCAACTGGGGGGTTTATAGATTTCGATTTCCGATCTCAAAAGTCTGGAGATACTTCTTATGTTTACTCCTGTACACTAACTTTTAAGAGGGTAAAATAATGGAAAAGTATTTTTATACAAAAGAAGGTATCGATAGTGAAGTACTAAACGAAGCTATCAGACTGAGAACCTCTCTGAGAGTAGAGTTTATCGGTGGTCTCACCTCTGATAAGAGAGATGCTAATGGTGCCATTAAGGATGATAATATCGAGCTTCATTTTACTAGGGCTTTGATTAGTTCTGAGCAGGATGAAATCACTTCTTTAGTTAATATGATTGGGCCATCGTATGATTTAATGATCAGAAAAAATTTAGAGAAAAATACAATGGCTTGGGCCATTAAATCAGGCCAAGAGATTATTGCCCAATTGGGTGCCAATAATCTCTACAGAGGTAAAGATGCTAGTCAGATTAAAGCTCTGGCAATAGACTATCCTGACTTAGTACACTCGCTTATTACTGGATCGCTACAAACAACTTATGGGATATTCTCTGTCATGGCACCTAGTGCCAATATCTCCCAAGAAGAAATCGATGAGTTCAAATTAAGACTTGAAATCATCTTAGGACTATAATGGAACTAGAAATAATACAGTGTACTCCTCGGGGATTTAAACCATTGGCTTGGTTGATCAGGCTTATCCAAGGAACTAACTATTCTCACTACGTCTTTAAGTTTACTTCAGTTTGTGGAGTGAGATTGGTTATTGATGCTACATCTAAAAATATAGCCTTTAGAAACGCAAACTTTTTTGAAAAGAATTACGTTACAAAAAAAACCTACCCTATACATATGGACTTTTCTCTTAACACAGTGCAGAAATGGTTTGAGCTATATTCAGGGACTCCTTATGCATATATGTCCCTTTTTGGTATAATTTTAGATATTAGGGGTGTAGGGAAAGGCGATAAAGCCATGACTTGCAACGAGTTAGTTTTACGTTTCCTTAATAGATTCTTTAGTGCTAACATTAGAGATATTGACCTTCAAGATCTCAAGCAAACCGAGCTTCACCTAGAAAACATTATTAAGGGACTTTAGATGAAATATTGGACGTATTTAGAAATTCGAACAAAAGTACGAAAAGACCTCGGAATTGAGCAAGAGGATTTTATTACTGCTGATGAACTTAAGGGCTATTGTAATATGGCCATTGATGATGCAGAAAGTGAAATCCATTCTATCTATGAGGATTATTTTCTTACGGATACTCCTATGGCTACAGTGGCTGATCAAGCCTCTTATGAGATGCCTGATGATATTTACGCAAATAAGATTAGAGCGTTAATTTATACTTTAGGGTCGGAAGTTTATCCGATAACTAGATTCGCTAATATGGCCAATCTATTTGAAGCAATTGAAGCAGATAAACTAAGTACATCTTCAGTATATAGATATCACCTTACAAATAGATCAGCAGTATCTGGGGTAAAAATTCAACTTACTCCAGTTCCAAGAATAAGCGCAGCTAATATGATTCTATATTACATTAGGAACGCTAATAGAATGGAAGATGATACTTCTCTTTGTGATATCCCTGAATTTGTGGATTATGTAATACAGTTCATGAAAGTACGTTGCTATGAGAAAGAAGGACATCCTACTTTATCAACTGCAATAGGTATGCTTGAATATAAAAAGAAAAATATGATAAACACCTTATCAAACATGGTACCCGATGATGATAATATCTTGGATCAAGATACTTCATTCTACTGGGATATGGGTGGTAACTTAGAAGTTAATCAGTATTAGGAGTAGATATGAGTTGGGGAAATGGAAATAATGAGTATGATGCTCAACAAAGAGAGCGTCAGCGACAAGCCCAAATAGCTGCTCAAGCTAAGGCTCGGGCAAAAGAGATGTACGAGAGACAAATGAGAGACCGACAAGGTAGACTTGTTGAGGCCGATGGTGGATATTCTGCAATTGGTGGAGGTATAAATAGATACGGCCAAGCCCGCCCTGATTACTTAACCAATAGAGATATGGATGGTGGTCTAAATGAAAGATTTGAATCCTCAATGGGTGAGTCTTACTCAGCTCTTCGTGATAAAGCAATGGCTGAAGGTGACTCAGTTGGTGCAGGTCTCCAAAGGGAACAAGCAGGAAATGCTTATAGGTTTGGTATGGGGCAAAATGCTCAACAACAAGCAGGTCAACTTGCTCAAGCCAGAAGTAATATGGCCATGAGAGGAGGTTCTAGTACTGGATCTCGAGAAAGACTTGCTGCCCAAGGTATGAACAATTCAATGCTTGCTCAACAAGGCCTAGGTAGAAACCTAGCCAATCAAAACCTACAGATTTCTATGAATGATGAGCAAATGAAAAACCAAGCTCTGACTAGTCTGGGTGGTGTTGAACAAAACATACAAAATCAAAATATCGACAGGCTTCAAAGTGGGATTGATAATCAAAATATATTCTCTCAGAGTATGTATGGTGAAGATATGTCGGCCTATGCAGCTATGAAGTCAGCAAAGGCTTCCAAACCTTCTTCGTGCTTTGTTGCTGATACTTTATTCCTAATGGAAGATGGTACAGAGAAAGCAATTGCAGATATAAAATTAAGTGATGTAATGGATAAAGGTGGAGTTGTTTCATTTATATCTCACTCTGTCGCTGATGATCTTTACAATTATAAAGGTGTTTTAGTGACTGGTAATCATGCAGTTAAAGAGGACTCTAAATTTATAAGAGTAAAGGATTCTATGGAAGCTGTTAAGGTTGAAGGTAACTTTATAGTGTACTGTTTAGGTAATGAAAACCACCTAATGGTTAGTAGGTGTGCTTTGTTCTCTGATTTCTTTGAGCATGACCAAAACCTAGACTTGGAAGAGTCACTAGAGATACTTAATGAAACACTGGATTAGTTATTTAGAAAATGAAGAAGGTAAGGAAGTAATCTACCATGATTACGGCCTTATCGCTTATAAGGTAATAGGTACTGAATTAATGATTACCGATTTCTTCATTGACCCAGAGACCAGAAGCAAGGGCCTAGCTCTTACACTTTCCCAAGAGGCTGAGAAGTTTGCAAGAAGGCAAAAGTGTGTAGTTATGTCGTGCAATGTTTACATTAACGAAAAAAATAAAGGGATGTTCCCTAGAAAGATTGCTTTGTTTACGGAATTTGGTTTTGAAGTTCTAGAGGCAAATAATAATATTATTACAATGATTAAGAGACTAGGAGAATAGTATGGGTTGGTTAACTACATTAGGTACTTTAGGTGGAGCAGCAGTTGGTGGCCCTTGGGGTGCAGCAGCAGGTGGAGCAATCGGTGGTGGTATCGAAGGTCACAAAGAACAAAAAGCTATAGACAAGTATAATGAAGGTCAGGCAGAAGCAGGGAAATACTCTCCGTGGACAGGTGTTAAAGCCAATTATAATTACAAAAAAACAGGTGCTTTAGATCAAGCTGCCATGGGTGGAGCTAAAGGCTACATGATGGGTGGTGGTCTCTCAAAAATGATGGGTGGTGCAGATTCACTTATGGATCAAGTCCAAGTAGGTAATTCTATGATGGGTGTTGATTCCCAAATGGGGGCTATTAATGCAGGAAACCTGCAGGGTGTAGGGACTGCACTTCCTGTTCAACAACCTACTGGTTGGATGCAGTTACAACCAACTAATATGCTACCTGCCTAGGAGGGAGTTATGACTCCAGAACAACAACAATTACTAAGAGCAAATGCTCAAGCCAATTTCAACCAAGAGCAACAAGGTTCTTGGTTAAGTAGATTTGGTGCAGAATTAGGTAAAAGCCCACAACAAGCATTAAGTGATAACTTAATGCGAGGACAGATGGATAATTTTGGTGGTCAGCTACAAAGCCAAATGGTTGGTAATGGCCAAGCAAATCAAGCTCAGGGTTATAATGCTTTGGGTATCCAAGATGTTGCACCTACTGCAGTAGTGGGAGGAATCGCACCTCCTATGACTTCTCCGAACATTCCTGCAACGTCAGGTGCTAGAAAAGTTATGCATAAAGAGCAACAAAATGACCAAAAAACTCAAGAGAAAGCACAATCTGACTATGAGAAAAGAGTCCGTGATTATATGTCAAAACGTGAAGGTATCGCTTTAGATACTCAAAATCGTATGGCCAAGCTTGATTCAATATATACTAATCAAGGCACAGATCTTTCACCATTAGCTAGATTGATGGATCAAAACTCTGGTGTCTACTCGGATGCTTCAGGTAGAATGGGGGAAGTGAATCCACCTACGAATTTTGAGAAACAATACTCACAAGGTCGTATGTCAGAGCAAGATCTTATAGGTCTAAAAAATAAACTGGCAATGCAGCAAGATAAGCAATACGGTTCTATGACTGATGATTCAGCTAATATGCTTCGTATGGAAATGATGAAAGAGCAATACGATGCTAGTAATAAACTTCGTGAGAAGTTAGGAATGACCAAGGCTAATAAACAAACAGGTGTAAAAGTTAGTGGTGAGACTAAAAATAAAATTGGGCTTATAAATAGTGCCACTAGTGGAATTGATGATATGTTCACCTTGTTAAGTACAGGTACTGGGGATGCTTCATTAACTGATCCATTCTTAGCAAGTAAGTATACAATCGCCAAGCAAACAATCTTAGATAACTTTGCCCACCTTCAAACAGGTGCCGCTATCTCTGCGGAAGAATCTAAACTATATAAGAGTTTAATTCCTCAATATAGAGACTCAAAAGATATTAAGATGCATAAACTTAGAAAAATGAGAGACATCCTTCAAGGTAGGCACCATATGTATACTACTGGGGATCTATCTATGCCTGTGGATCCGTCAGGGCAGGTGGTAAGTAATACTGCTACTCAAGATCCTTGGACTACGGAAATGCAAAAAAGAGGGCTTCTATAATGGATTTTTCCAAACTGTCTAATGAGGAATTAATGGCCATGAAACCTCAACAGGACTTTTCACAAATGTCTAATGAGGAATTAATGGCCATGAAGCCTCAACAACCTCAAGAAGAAGTTGTTCTTAATGAACAATATGAGCCAATCCAAGGGGTGGACAGAGCTTTAATAAAAAATACTAAAGGTGATAATCAGGGGATAATGAATTATCTCCATGAGAAACACAAAAATTCTGAATTTAGAATGGAAGGTGATTCTGTCCAAGGTAGAGACCGTGGTACCAAAGAATGGAGAAAAATGGATGTTGATAGTTCTGTTCTCTCTCCATCGACTTGGGAACTTCAGGATCTATCCGATGTAGGAACTGATATAGCAGGTGGTGTTGCAGAAGGTGCAGCAGCATTAGCAGCAGGTACTGCAGGAATGGTAGGAACACCTCTTGGTGCTATCGCAGCAGGATCCGCAGCAGCAGGAGCTACAGCAACTGGTGTTGATCTAGTTAAACAAGGTGCAGCCAAATTTCTAGGATTAAGAGAAGAAGAAATCGATAGTGTAGATGCCTTAAAAGAAGGTGCTATATCAGCAGCAACTACTCCATTATTTGGAATAGGTGGGGCAGGTAAGATCGCCAATAAAGTAGCAGGAATGGGACTTGAGGGTGTAGAAAAAGCAGCTGCCTTAAAACTGGCCCAACGTGCAGAAGAGGGTCTTATTACTTCCTCTTTAAAAGGTGCTGCTAGAGGTGCTAAAAGTGGAAGCCAAACTGTCGCTTCTATGGCTTCTGGTGTTGCTAAAAAAGATTTCCAGACATACTTCAAGAACTTCGATGAATTAGAGAATATGGACATTGATGGAGCTATAGAGCTTTCTGATGGGTTGTTTAATTCTCTGTACGAAGGTGTGAATAACTCCAGAAAAGAAGTAGCTGACATGTATGATGCTTTAAAAGGTACTGGAAAAAATATTGAAATGTCGGATACTATACAGGCTTTTAATACTAAAAAAATGGATATTATCTCCAAAGCCAGAGAGTCCTACAGAGGAAACCCAAAGAAGATAAAGCAGGTAGTCTCAGAAATTGAGAATTTTGAATCTGAGGTTCTTGGGTCTATGGCCAGAAATGGTCGTGGTGATATTGGACTTGAAACGGCTATGAATATGGAGCAGTCTGTAAAAGATTTCTTCCTTGATCCTAAAAGAGCAAAGACTGCCATGGATAAAGGGAACGCTATCCGTATTAACGAACTTGTAGATATCGTAAGTAAAGGTACTACACATAACATAGACACAGCACTTAGTGGGACTAAATACTCTCAAATAAAGAAGAGATGGAAAGAAGCAACTGAGCTTGCAAAGACTGTAAAAGGTATAGCAAAAGATGAGGCTGCTATGTATGGGAACCTTCTAGGTATTGATACTAAAGCAGGGATTAAGAAATACAAAATAGAGCATTTAAAAAAGATTACAGAAAATTTTGGAATACCTTACGAGGAAACTGCTAGAAAACTAAGAGCTTATACTTTCTTGAAGGATCCTTCTTGGATGCCAACAAGTGGTACAGCAACTTCAACTTCACGTTCACTATTTGGTGGTGGTGTTGGTGGGGCTTTAGGGTTTGCACTAGGTGGTGGAAATCCCATGACAGCAGCAGCAGGAGCAGCAGCAGGTTCTATTATGGGTTCTCCTGCTTCGATGAAGGGAATAGGAAAAGTAGGTAGATCAGTAGGTAATAATCTTCAGGGTCTTGGAAGGAAAGTTCCTCAACTTGATCCAAGACTTGGAAATGCAGGTCAAAGAGCAGTATGGCAATCAATAAATAATAGAGATAGATAAGTAACTCCCGTATTTATTTCTGAGAAAGGGAGGTAGGAATTTACCTCCCTTTTTTTATCTACTTTTTAGTAAGTGGGTGAATCATGGCCATTGATCTAATAAGATTTGGCTTCATTACACCTTTCTCTAGATCTTGAAGATCTAAAGGATCACAGTTAAGCTCAACATCTTTAGAAAAAAGCTCAACCATTGCTTCTTTAACTTTACCTTCATTAACTTTACTGAAAGAAAAACCACCATCTTTCATAATGAATCTACCATCATTATTCTTTTTTGCGTGGCTCTCAAGGATAAACTGCTTCTTCTCGTCAAGATCTTTAGCAGCTAATCCTAGCTCATTACCAAGCTTAAAAAGCTTAAAAGCTACTTGATATGGTAGAGAGATCCCTTCCATTACAGCAGCAAAAGATTGCATAAAGTTATCGTCAATTAGTAATCCACCTTTAATTTTAAAGCTCATCTAAATCCCCTTCTTCTTCTTTTGTATATAAATCAACATCGATTTGTATTGAAAAATCTTTCTTAAAACTTCTTAGTTGCTTGACGTACTCCACTACTTCAGGGAGATCACAATTAGCTTCTAGTCCTGAAGTCGGTACTATATGTGCGTGGATCCTTTCAACATCAAACCCTGCACCCATGTAGTAATGAAGGATCATAGACTCAGCCATGAATTTCATTCTATCAAGTTGTTCGATACTATCTGAAGTAAAGGCCAACATACATAAAGGCATTATTTTTTCTTTCTTTTTTGCCATCTCTTTATCTCCTTCCTAATTAGTTTTCTTATTTCAACAGACATGGATTCCTCACACACCTTATTAAACTCTTTATATTCTTCTTCTGTGAGGTAAGAATAAATCCTCTTTGTCTTACTCATCATTAGGCCTATAGATAGCCATCAAACTATGTAAAAGAACGTCAACATATTGATCCTCATGCTCAAAAATTAATCTGGAATCATTATGTCTATGGTGAGCAAAACAAGGCTCAACTAGTACAGGAATAGTCCCTACACTTCTTACCTCATTCATCATTCCATAACCTGCGTGACCTTCAGTAATAGTTTTTACACCTCTATCAATAAAGTCGTATCTTGTGACAAGTTGTTCAGTAAAAACCTCACCAAACTCATTATCCAACTCATTTACTGTGTCAAGAACAAGTACTTCACATCCGACTGCCAGAGTTTCAGAATGGGCACTATTGAAATGTAAATGCAGACTAAGGAAAGCATTATTAGAGCTACACATTTCAGCAATTCTTTCACTTTGTTTTGCATAAGATCCTTCCCCTCTGAACATAACTAGACTTGGTATTAAAGTTTGTCTAAGTCTGATCTGTAACTTTCTGGCTATCCTTGAATTGAAAGTGTACTCACTCTCATTAAGGTAGTTTACAGCACCTTGTTTTTTCTTATTATGCCCAACTACAATAGCAATGGTAGGCTCTTGGACAGAACTTTGATAAATCTTAGGAGCAGCTTTGGCCCTAAAAAATTTCTGTATGCAACCCCTCATACTAATTCCAACTTAAAAGGCTCAACTACTCCACGATTAATTAAATCTTTAGAGTTCTCACTAAGCATGGTTGTGATAATAGTTTTTACTTGAATTGGATTGTCGTAAACTTTCAGGATCTCGTTTAATGCCTTATCCATTTGCTCAATTCTTTGTGTGTGAACTTCTATATTCATCTTCACAAATAATTTATCCATAGTTAAATTAGGCTCAAATACCTTACTGGCTTCGTCAGTTAAGTCAATCATTTTCATAAAAAATCCCTTTAAGAAATAAGTCCTTGGATATATTCTATATGTACCAGTTTGTAGTTCTTACCATCCAAATCTACATCCACACCGATGTCTTCGCACATCACTTTATCACCAATCTTCAACTGAGAATTAATCGATTCGTCCTCTGGAAGAGCTACAACTGTCGCATATCTCTGATCTAGACTTTCAACTTCTGCAGGTATTATGATTCCACCTTGCATAGATTCTTGTGCTACTGATAATAGGATTCTTTGACCCATAGGTTTAAAATTCATTTTAATACTCCTAGTTGCTGTGAAGATGGCTCGCTCTGTAGACCACCCTTTGTTTAATCGTCTTCGCATCGTTGTGTGGTTAACACCTGTATATTCTACCCATTGAGACATAGTTAATGTTCTACCTCTACAAGTAAGTAAGGTATTATTTCTTTTATTCCTGCCCTGAATTAACCTAGATACCCATCTACAGTTATCGGGATTGTAACCCTCATTATTATTAATTCTATCGAGAGTCATACCATCTTTAGGTTCTCCCATGTCGTCGAGGAATTGTTTAAATGTAAACCACTCAGGGCATACTTTTTAGAGTGTGTGACCTCCAACAACTCAGGCATTAAATTTCTCCAGAATTTGGTCAGCTATGTTTTGACTCCTTATTAAGTTCTTTGTAATAGTTTTATCAATTTCACTTCCAACTATATTGTGGATGAGGCAATCCTCTGTTTGACCTATTCTAAAAATTCTATGATAGGCTTGGCTCATCTCTTGGGCATTCCAGTTTGAATCATTGATAACCATGTGCTTTGAACGAACAAGTGTAACCCCTGTGTTCATGGCCTTTACAGTCGCTGCTATAACATCCAAGCTTCCTTCTTCAAACTCTTCAACAAGTTGATTACGTTTCTCCATTGGAGTGGATCCGTTAATCATACCTACAGCATATTTCTCATTAAGCCCTTCAACTATTGAATCCAGTGAAGCCCTGTGATCTGTAAAAACAACTACAGGCCCTTCACCACTTTCAATTAAATTTTTAACATACTCACAAGTAAACTTTGCTTTATGTAGAGCAGAAGCCGACTTAGCACTCATTATATGTTCGGTAATCGGATTACCTGCTTCATGCTCTTCCCAAGCCTCAAGCAAGTCCTTATCATCAGTTTTATAATCAACATACACATCTTTGAAATCTAATTTAATTCCTAGATCCTGTTTCTTACCAATGATTAATTTACCTTTTAGAAATCTTTTAAGTTTCTCTTTATTTCTCATCCCAGTGAATTGGGTGATCTCCCTACCACCTACATTGAGAATTGCTTTGTTACAAAACTCATGTTGAAAGGCCCAGTAGTTCTCAATGTAATCTCTCATATCAAGCCCACTATTTTTAGATGGATTCATAGAACACATAAATAGTGGGACATACCATTGCTGAGACTTTCCACGATTTGGAGTCCCTGTCATAAGGATCATTTTCTTTGGTATATATTTTTTAACATACTTAACAGCCGCTTTTGTACGAGCAGCTTTAGGGTTTAGGAGGTAGTGGGATTCGTCAAAAAGAACTGTAGTAGCTCCTTCGAAAAACTTCTCGCACCTTCCAATGATTGCATAATTCAAAATTATGACATCGTAATCTTCTGGATTAATTTTCTTTATATTGTGACCAAATACCATGACCACACGTTGTTTCTTCTTAGCAAATTTTTCGTACTCTTTTGACCAGTTGAATTTAAGAAACGATGGGCAGACAACAACTGTCTTCCCACCATTCATTAAACTATTTACGATCCCGATCAGCGACTTCCCCGAACCCATTTTCGCTCCGAGAATACAGTAGTCGTGGATTCTTGTGAAATCCACGTACTGATATTGGGAGTCTTTTAAAGGTAAATTTAGGTAGTCGTTATAGTGCATCTACCATCTTCTTAATTTCTTTAGAGAATGAAGTAGAAATATTACCTGAAGCAGTAAATAAAGTTTTACCTTCCATTGCTTTAGATATCATTATTACGTGTTGTTTCATCTTACCTGAAGCGTCTTTTCTCCACCCTGCATAAAGATTATCAATTACTCTTGCAAATTCTTTTTTGTGAGCAATGTCTTCTCTGTTGTAAGGAATACCTTTAGCTTTAGGTTTCTTTACTTCTTCTTTTTTGACTTCGACTTCTTCTTTAACGGCTTGCTCTGATTGAACACTTCCTTCATCGTTGGTTGCTTTTGCTTCAGCTGCTCCAGTTTCTTTTGCAGGTTCTGCCTGTTCTTCTCTTGCATCTGACTTAACTTCTGATTTTGGCTCATCTTTACGTCCCTCTAATTCTTTTAATTTCTTAGCTGCTTTATCAACTTTTGCAGGTCTTTTTAACTTTGGATCTGAAGGAACAGTATCTTTTTCTGTGAGAACAACTTCTCCAGTTTCTTGAGTCTGGGCAATAACTGCTGCCAGTTTCTCTTTAATCGGTGATTTAAAAGGTACGTCAAGGTGTGCGTGAACGATTTCCATAAGGTTTAGAATAGAGACATCTCTATTTTCGTTCTCACCAAGAGTTGCCTCTAGTCTAAGCGTTTCATTAGAGTAAGTCCCTAGTGATGCTTTCTCTTCTTTTGTAATTTTCTTTTCGAATACTATTGAATTTATACGCATTTTTTTCTCCTAATTTCATGTTTAGCTATTTCTTCTAAGCTTAAATTTTTACTTTTTAATCTGTGTGCAGTCCTTAAAGAAATTTTACAATAATTCTTAACAAAACTCTTAAAAGTCATTTCTAAACCACAGAAAACTATGGTCTTTGGTTTAAGGTTTGTGATTTCTTCCAGACTCATACCTTTTCCCATATTACTCTTTACACAACCAAAACTTACTCTGGTGTGTCTCTCTGTAAACTGGGATAGGCACATCTCTTCACCCTTAAAGAGGACAAATATAGTAGTACTCCTATTTATGCAGTTGTTGCTTATAGTAGACCACCTTAAATTACCTCTTTCATAGTGACCATCGTTATCTATCCTATCTATTTGGACTTCATCTCCCTTCCTAGGTAAGGATTTAATGTAGTTATCGTAATTATTAAATGACGAAAATTCCTTAGACACCATTATCCCCCTACCTCCGTACCTATGGTACTTGTGGTAGTTTGGGTTATTACACCTAGTTAGCATACTTGCCCATCTAGAAAAATTACCCACTACAAATCTTCCAGATCAAGTAGGTCATCTTCATACTCTACAGCAGTTTTTACTATAGTATCTGCCACGATGTGTGGGGCTTTATGCCCATGACATTTGGAGAAATATACACAAGTTTTAAAATAATTAAAACAAGCCCCAAGATTCTTAGTTGGTATTTCACCTTCTCTAAGACTCATCGATTTAACGTAGGCATCTTCAAACATTTCAACAACAGCATCTACACTTAATTTCTCTTTAGGTATAACGATGTCATAAGCTTTACAAGCCTTGGACATTCTCTTTACATAAGTAGGGTAAGTTTCTGTAGCTTTTTGTTGAGCCTTTGATTTAACAACTACTCTATAAATACAGCCTTGGAATTTCTTTATATCAAGATCTAAAGCTCCTGCAGCTTGAGGTGCATAACTAGCATAAAGATTAAGCTGTCTATCGAGTGGTAGCATTGCAAGCTTGCCATCATTTGGCTTAGAAGCTGCTGTCTTTAAATCGATAATATACCAATCACCATTTGGGTACTTAGCAATTAAATCGATATATCCTACGAACTTACTTGATGTGAGCATTAATTCAGCTTTCACACAAACAAGACCAGATAGTTCCTGTAGTTTGATAAGAGCAATGGCCATACCATGAACAAGACCTTTATGCCCAAAAGCATCAGGATACTCTTTAATGGCCTCATCTACTATCTTTTGTGTAAGAGGTTGCTTACCCCATTCACACATCTCCACACAATGGTGGGTAGCAGATCCAACATCAAAAGCTGTTCTATCTTCGTTCTCATCATCTACTTTGGATTTCAGGACTTTTCTGTGAACATATTGTTGCTCACAAGTTTGAAGCAGTGCCATTGAGGAATAGCTAAGTGCTGTACTTTCTGTGTTATTCATTACCACTCCCATGGAAAGAGTGGAGGTTATGACCCCTCCACTCCAGTATTTAAATTCCGTCTAAGTCTGAATCAACAGAAGCATCTGCTTCTACTTCAGATTCCTCTGCTGTGTTACCAGAATTATCCATAAGGATTTTAAATGTATGATAGTTGTTGTCACCTGCTTTATTAGCAACTTTACCTTCGTAAACAATCTTAAAAAGATTACCTACTTCTTCTGCAGTAAAGTAGTCTTTAATAGCAGTAGATAGTGCCATTCCGAACTTTGAACCAACTGTAACAGCAACATCTTTATAATCGATGAAACCTGTATCTTCAGTGATCTCAAGAACAGCTTGCCATTGAGTTTGACCTTTGTACTCACCTGCGTCTTTTAATTTGATAAACTTACCAATTAAAGTGTCACCTTTTTCCCATAGGGCCATTTTTTTGTACTGTAATTTCTGAGTTACTTCTTCGAATGCCATGATTACCTCCAACGGTATTAATTAGCTTATTTGAATTTTGTGTAACGGTAAATTACCGCTACACTTTTTTAATGTCAAATTTAATTTTTATAAATCGTCTAGATCGTGATCAACTGTGTCAAAATCACCTAGTGCTTCGTTAACTTGTTTAACAAGTATAGGTAATTCGTACTGGTGAAAGTACAGGGTTTTTCTCTGAGAGACAGGAACTTCCTTTGGAGAGTAAAGAGCGAAGTTGTAAAAATGATTACCTCCCTTATCTCCATGGTATTGAAAGTCAAAACCTCTGCCTGCCTGTAGTAATCTATTTATAATTTCATTCATTTTAGCTCCTAAAAAAAGTGGCTTTCACGGTCAGTTCTAGACCTCCGCTAATCACCACTACCTTTTGTAATTAAGAAGTCTTTTAATATATATTTCTCATTTCTTCATTTTTTGCCGATAGCTCATGATAAGCATTGATAGCAATCGCCAATGGCTCGTCTATCACCTTAATTGGTGTAATCGTTATTCCCTTACTCCTCTCTACCTCTTTCAGTATTAATAGTTCTATTAGATGACGGTGGTGGGACTCGAACCCACGACCTTCTTGCTACTTTTTACGATAACCCGTATACTCTATCCTGCTGAGCTACACCGTCAGAATTTAAACTACTGTTACTCTTCTTCTATCTCGTAACCATCTTCATTAACATTGCAGTAGTAGTTAATTATTGTGGTCGTGTAAAAGAAATACTCTTTGCAATTATGGCAATATTGCTTATGTGTTTCGCCTTCCTCATATCCATAACCATCATCGTGATTAATTTCTTGTTCTTCTTTGCAGTGTGTGCAATTTATATCGCTCATTTATCCCTCAATCAGTTTATTTACTTCTGTGATTTTCTTTTTAAAACAAGTTTTTGATAAACATATATGTAGTCACTAGCCCGTATAGAAAAAAATAAACAATAGCCATCATTCCACAAATAGCGTAACCACCTGTTAGAGTTAGTTTTGCTTCTTGAATTGCCTTAATTATGTCCATTTTCATTTCCTTCAGAATACTTGCAACCATTAGTTATCTTTTCACAATCTTCGATATTGAATGCCCATTCATTCTCGTGTGGAACCTCAAAACCACTCTCTACACCAAGCTTAAACCTGTAAAACCCTTGCTCTTCTGC